TCGATAGGCATAGAAAACAAACTTGCAGGTTTTTTGCCTAAAAGACAAGGAGCACAATAGAAATTTAGATAGTCTATTATGTTAATAAAAGATAACATGTTGCCTATGAAAACATAAACTACACAAAATGTCAATAGAGGGTAATTTTTTATGGCATAGCAGTAAATTGTAAAAAATATTTCTCACTTTTTTTTCAAAAAAAGATTTATTTGAACTAGAAAACTATCATATTGAAATTATAAAAACCTGAAAGAAAGACTCGAACGCATTAACACATAGCCAGCTTGAACGAAGTTACTATGTTTTCATTACTAAAGAAATGGTTTTATAAAGAAGGGGGTAAATATCATCAATAAAGTATTTGCTAGGGCATTGTTAACGCTACTTGCAAGTTAGATATTTTCAGTTACTTCTACAAAAGGGTGAGTTGTTGGAATAGTGATTGCTTATGTAGCTATATCGTGTATAGTTTCGCATAGTGAAACTGTTAAGTTTTGGATTATGATTCTTGTGTGTTTTTTCTTGCTAGAGTGGCTTATTTTTGTTTTTTGTTAGCAAGGTTTTAAAGATGTTCTGATTAATTGTTACTCTACTTGATTTGACTTGAAAAAACTGTAAGCAATCCAACAAATTTCCTTCTCGTCGCTAGCTATTTAGAGTTTGATAAACTCGAAAAGATGAACAAATTAATCTTTTATTTTTATGCCTTAAATCTACTCTTTTCCTTCCTCTTCTTTTCTATAAATCTACCCAATATGCAAAAGTTTTATATTGTTGTCTTTATATTTTTATATTCCTCACTTATCTTCGCTCAAAACGATACACTTCAAAACGACCTTATCAACTTAAAAGAAGTGATCGTAACAGCTACACGTGCTCAAAAAAACTTAAAAAATGTACCTATTACAGTGCAAGTTGTAACTGCTGAAGATATCCGTAAATCACAAGCAACCAACTTTCAATCGTTTTTAGAAACAGAGTTTGCTGGTATCAACTTTACGTACGATGGGGGAATGCCTAACATCAATATGATGGGATTTGGAGGTAAATACGTGCTTTTCTTAATAGATGGTGAGCGTATGGCAGGCGAAACTTTTGATAATATTGATTATAACCGAATCAACTTAGAGGATATTGAACGCATTGAAATCATCAAAGGGGCGAGTTCTTCTCTCTATGGCTCGAATGCACTAGGAGGTGTTATCAATATCATTACTAAAAATGCCAAAAAATCTTTTGAAGGTGACCTCAGCTATCAGTATGAAACTATTGAAAGTCACAAAGCTAATATAGGTATTGGCAGCAAACAACGATGGGGCAATATCCGCCTTACTTCTTTCTATAATTTCCGCGAACCTTATCTGTTAAAAGACCGTGAACCGCTCATTACCTACAAAAATGGTGTAGCAGAACCCTCTCCTAAAAGTGAACTCAACATTGCTGGTTTTACAACCTATGGGGTTACCCCCAAACTTTCTTTTAATTTATCCCCCAAAACCGACCTTACTCTTACACCTAACTACTATTTCAGCGAACGCAACCAAGGCGACCGTGATGCCGAAAGAAAAAGAGAACGATACTACAACTATACTATGTCGGCTAAACTAAATACAGCTCTCAGCGAAAGCAAAAAACTAAGTCTCTCAGGAGCATTTGATCGCTACGACAAGTTTAACTATTTCCCCTTATTAAAAGAAAAAGAAAAGAATTACGAGAACACTTTAGCACGGGCAGGAGCTCAATACAACCAATCATTATGGACGAAACATTCCTTAGTAGCAGGAGCTGAAATATTTTCAGATGAACTCCTCAGCTTCCGTTTCAACGAAACAGGTACTGAAGCTAAAGAAAACGCTCAAAACTATACCCTTTTCACCCAACAGGAATGGACGCTTTCTCCTGCCTTTACTTTGGTTACTGGGGTGCGTGTAGATTACCATTCTCTCTTTAAAGAACATTTTACCTATCGCCTTTCAGGAATGCTAAAAGTAGAATCTTTCACCTTTAGAGGGGGATTTTCTTCAGGCTTCCGCTCCCCTACCCTTAAAGAACTCTACACCAATTGGTTTCACCCTTGGGGAGGTGGTTTCCAAATAATAGGCAACAAAGACCTCAAACCCGAAAGTAGTAACAATTTTAATTTTTCTGTAGATTTTGATAGCCCAAAAGTAAATATTACCGCTATGACGCAACTCTCACTAATGAAAGACAAAATAGACTATCGTTGGACAGTTGCCAGCGACACCATCCGTTATATCAATTTCAAGGACAAAACACAGATTATAAGCTCTGAACTCGCAGCCTCTTATCGCCCTACCAAAGCCTTGCGTTTCAAAGCCTCGTATGCGTACTATTACATTAGCAATAGTGAACGTTTTTCCGGAACCCGTAACGCCTTTCAACGTTTGGTATTTTGCGCCGTTCAGAAAACCGGCAGAAAGCCTTGCAAAGTGATTTGACTAATACGGTCGGAAATACATTGTCTGGGCTGGCCAGCAGGGGAATTATCAATTCTTCACAGGCGGACAGTGCATTCAATGATATTTCCCGTAATGCATCTAATACTTTAGCGGCGCAATACGGAAATGATATGCAAACGGCCGCGGGGCTTGCCGGACAGGCATATAATAGCCAGCTTGCGGGTATTAATGGCAAGGCCGGACTTTTGGGAGATATGTTCAGGAACCAGCTTTCCGGCTACGGCCAGCAGGCTGATCTTGGGAATACGAATTTTAATAACCAGATGCATGGATTGTCTACTTTATCCCAGTTGGCGAACCAGTCCCAGCAGATGGCTATGGATCCGATTCAGACGGCGGCAACGGCACAGGAAGCGGCTATCAATACGCCGATGAAGTACTTGGCTATGGCCACGGGGCAGAATGCACCAACGCAAGGGTTATTATCTCAATTATCGCAACAGCGATACAGTGTAGCCACCCCGGGACAGACAATTGTCCGGCAGGGGAATGGCGGATTTTTTGGAGGTCTTATGAGCGGATTAGGAAGTTATTTGGCATGCTTTGTAGCCGGAACAGAAATTTCAACGCCGGAAGGCGCAGTTGCTATCGAACAAATGGCGTTTGGTGATCAGGTTATTTCTCTTGGCACAGTGAATGAAGTACAAGAACTTCACGATATGGGCGAAGCGGATGTTTATGAGCTTAATACTCCGTCTTTTGCGGTAGACACAACGCAGACGGAAGTATTCATGACGCCTGATGGAAATAAATCTTTAACTGAACTTTCCGAGGGTGACAGTGTCATGACCGTAAACGGATTTGAGCCGATTACAGCGATTATTGCTACCGGTAGAAAAGAAAAGGTTTATGAATTGGAGTTGACCGGAGATAACATGTTCTATGCAAACGGCATTCTTGCAGAAGGGTTGACGGAAGCTGACAAGACAGCAAATGAACCGGATGGAGACATTACCCCTGCAGAGGCGGTTAACGTTGTTTCTGTAAAGGAACCGACAGAAGAGCCTGCTTCGGAGAAAGAACAACCTGCAGAAACAAAGAATGAAACAGAGAAAAAGCCGGTAGCTAAAAAAACGGCAACAAGAAGAAAGACGGTTACTAAGAAAGCGGGTAAATAATCATGAGTGTTATCTATGTACAAGATAAATCACCATGGGATCAGATTGGAAATCTGGCGGGACTGTGGGCGGCAAACCGTCTGCAGAAGATACAGGATACCCGCAATGCTAAAGATTATGCAACAAAAGTATTCGGGGGCTATCAAGAGGAACAGTCCCCGGGGCTTTTGTCTCAATTGACACAGCCACAGACCCCGCAGATGGGCAGCGGCCTTTTTGCGCAGGACGGTCTTGAAAAAGCAATGCCTCATTTCAAGATTAACACTGCCGGAACACAGCCTTTGCAATCATCTACTCCTGTCATGCAGGACGCATTGGAACAGGCTGCGCCTCATTATCAGCTTGATACGCAGCAGGTACGTCCGCAACCGCAAACACGTCCCAGCGCTCCCGACCGGAATCAAATCAAGCAGTCGCTTAGAAATAAGGCGGGCGAGGCATATGTCAGCTTTATTAAAAGCGGCTACGGTCAGCAGGAAGCAGCGCGTATGGCAAAAGAAATGCTGGAGAATGATACGGCAGAAGAGTGGAATAAACAGCTTAGCGCTTATCAGGACAGTGTGCTTGAACCAGCACGACAGGATATCTTGAATCAGCTTGTGTATACGGACGGCGGAGAGGTCAGCGGTTATGATCCGAAAAAGCTTAAAGCAATGGCTCCACGGATTGCCGCTTACAATTACCGTGCACAGCAGCTGGGACTTCCGCAGATTGATATGAATATGCTGAATAATATCAATCAGTTGGATAAACTGAACATGAAATATCAGACAATGCCAAACGGGGTGCTTGTAGGAATTAATAATGACACGGGTGCCGTTCAGCAGATGGGGAATTACGCTCCGCCCCAAGACCCGCGGCGTTTTTATGTGAATACTGGCGGCGGATTGTTTGATACCCGGAGCGGACAGATTATTCCTGGCACGGCAAGAGAAGTGCAAGGGCCCGGAACCAGCGGATATAATTCACAGATTGTTTCACAGCTAAGCCATCTGCAGCAGATGTATGAAAAACAGCATATGTATGATGATGATTTTGATCCATCAAAATCTCCTTATTATGCACAGCTGCAGCAAGTCTTAGGGCTACAGCAGCCCGGACAACCGGGAGATGTGACAGGCGGGCAGAAACAGCTTGTTAATGATGAGCAGGGGCTTAGTAATAAGATTATGGAAATGCGACAGAAAATGTCCAAAGAAGAGGTACAGCAAGCATTACGAAACGAAGGTCTTGGTTTCTATGCGTCATGGGTGCCGTAAAGAGGTAGAATATGGGTTATTTTGATGAGTTTCAACGTACCGGCGGTAGCACGGGCGGCGAAAGGTATTTTGATGAATTCAAGAATCAGCCGCCGCAGGATTCGTCTTTGCTGGACAGAGCAAAAGGGTTTCTGAACAGCATAGATGAAGCTTATGAAGAAGGGCGTGCGGCACGTAAAGCGCAGTGGGAGAAAACGAAAGCCAATGTGCTGAACACTCTTTCCAATTATGCGTCCAACGCCGGACAGGCCATAGAAAATTACGGCAATGAAATTGCGACGGCCGGGGAACGTGCTTTTGAAGCATACCAAAATGGGGAATCCATCAATATGGAAGACCCGACACAAGGATATGAGGGCGAAAATTATAATCGGGCAAAAATGAATGTCTACAATGAATTGGTGGGCAAGCCTGCCGGATATGCCACCATCACGCCCGGTATTCCTGCTCATGTCCGTATGGTAGGTGCAGCATTGGCAATTCCTACATTGTTTGATTCTACGATGCAGACTTATAATCAGAACATCGGCAATGATGACGGTACGCCTGTTATTAGCACGGCAAAAGAGACACTTTTAGATCCTGTTATTAATCCGGTTAAAGAAGCGGTTACTCATCCGGGGGAATATGTACAGAGCCTTGTGGATAATCCGACCGAATTGTGGGATAAAGTGTTCTTACCGGGCGCGGTCATTCACGGAGCGGCAAAAGGTATCAAAAAAGCAACGCCAAAAAGTATCAGCGAGCCTATCCGCGAGCATGTGACAGAACCGTTTAATGAACATGTTATTGATCCGGTAAAGAGCGGCCTTGCCAATGCGAAAGGGCGCTTTTTTGATTCTTTTAAACGTGGCGGAGAAACAGGTTTTGACGATTTAGCCCGTGACACAGAGATGGGTACGCAGTCACTTAAAGAAACAAACCTGTCGCCCGAATACGGCGAAACAGGAGATATAAAAACAGATGTTTATAACCGTCTCCGTCAGAACGGATTTACTGATTCGGAAGCGGCGGGGATTACCGGCAATATTGCGCAGGAATCCATGTTTGATACAGAAGCACTTTCCCAAGATGGATATAATTCCCATGGGTTGGTGCAGTGGACAGGCGACAGGAAAGCGCATTTAGAGAGATTTGCAAAAGAAAACGGGCTGGATCCTACGGACTGGCGCACACAGGTAGATTTCATTTCCGAAGAGATGAATACTACAGAGCGGGCGGCTTTTGAAGCACTCCGTAAAAATCCAAATATTACTCCGGAAGAGGCGGCTCATATCGTCCGTGAACAGTATGAGCGTCCGGATCCTTCAGTGGCTAATGACGCATACCGCCAGCAGATAGCCAGAGAAGTGTATGATGGCCGCAGTGTCCGCCCTGTGCAGCGTTCTATACAGCAGAACAGCCTCAATGATTTTGCCGAAGATGTGAAGCAGGCAGCACCGGAAGAAGCAAGTCTGAATTTCATGAGGGATCCGGTGAAAGATATTACGCCAGAAGAATTATCCAACCGCATTAAGGATGGGACTATACCCAAGGAAGTATTCCGTACGTATGACGAAGCGGGATATAACGCATTCAAAGATTTACCGGAAAAGCAGAAATTTAAGTATGCAAGTGACCAAACAATAGCCCTTAAGGATGGCATTCATGATCCTATGGGGGATGTGGTTAAGGTCATTTTTGATGATTCCAATCAAAAGGCGATTGATGATGTAACCAATGCTTTTGTATCCGGACACGATGCCCATGCAACGCTAAGTGACCGGCGGGCATTTGCTACCGGATTAATCAAAGATACCATAGAGTCCCCTGACGTTATTCTTAAACAGATGAATGGACGTAAATCATATGTGTCTTACTGGCGAGGCAAGAACAATATGCTTCATCAGGTTATTGTCAGTATGGATAGGACGGATAAAGGAAAAATTATTTCTTCTCATGTTGCGTCTGATACCGTAAAAGATAAACGTAAAGCCCTAAAGAAATTTGTTGCAGATACAAAAAAAGCCGACACCATTTTGTATGTCGACCAAAATATCAGTGATAAATTAAAAGGAGGCCCGACGGGGTATTCCCGGCCGCCCTCCGGTGATAGGGGTTCTACGCTGAATACCCAGCTCCACCCATCCGGCAACTCTATTGTAGCAGATGAAACAGGAAAAGTAAAATTGCCGGGTGATGAACGTTCATTTATAGCAAAACCTGTTGAGGAAGCAGCAGGTAGTGACTTGACCACATGGCAAGGAGAGACGATTTCACGTAAACAAATTCTTGACGATGTAAATAGTATTTTCGGTGCCACTATTAAGAAAGGACGTGTTGGAAAGAGGGGTACCAACGGTTGGTATAACCCTAAAACAGACGTTATCCGAACGAGAACATTCGGAGATCCTCGGACGGTTATGCATGAACTTGGACACTATGTGGATGCAAGGTTTAAATTCAGCAATCGCCCCGGTTTTGATACGGAATTTTCCAATGTTATTCGTAAACGTTTCGGAAACGCTTACGACAAAGGTGGGATAGAAACTATCCGCAAAGAAGGAATTGCTGAATTTTTCCATGATTACGTCACCAGCCGCAAGAAAGCGGCTTCTGAATTTCCTACATTCTATAAGGAATTTAAAAAGATTTTGGAAGGAGATAAAGAACTGCATGCGGCAGTAGACAAACTGTCTTATGTCGGTCATCAGTGGTATGCGCAGCCGGTCTGGGAACGGATGAAAGGGTCTGTTTCTTTCCGCGGGAAAGAAAATCTTCTGCAGAAAACGGTAAAATTCTTCAAGGATTCTAAGGAAGTCGCGCGGAAAGTTTATCATGAACCGTATACTACACTGGTGGATGAGCTTCATCCGTTAGAAGAACTTATCAGTGAAGTGGAAAAACGCGCAGGAAGAAAGTTAAGAGTAGAAGAAAATGCATTTAAACAGGCGTGGCTGACTCGCGGTTGGGCGGGTAAAGCAGAAGCGCTTCTGCAGAATGGCTCGCCTAAGCATAAAATCCCCGCCTTTAAAGATATTATTAGAAAAATTCCAGACAAACAGTTGAGAGATTTCTCTACTTATCTGACGGCGCTGCGCGAACTGGATATGAACCGCTGGAATAAATTCTTACCACGGGATGAAACACCGCTGATTACAAGATTTACCGAATCAGAATGTTTTGATGTCATCAAACACTATGAAAAGAATCCTGTTTTCGAGAAAGCTGCTACAGAAATTCATAAATACAATGATTTTTTGCTTGCGAATGCTGTAGATGCCGGTATGTTGTCTGTGAAGTCCGCAATGGCTATGAAAAATAAATATCCGCATTACGTACCGTTTTTCCGTGAGTTTTATGAAGCCGCAGAAGCACAAAGAAGCGGAACAGGAAAAGGGTTTGCTAATGTAGGGGCTGTCACAAAGAAAATGCGTGGCAGCACTTTGGATATAGTAGATCCGCTGGAGGGGATAATCCGGAATACTTTTACAATAATGAATGCCATTGAACGGAATAAGGTCGGGCAGTCTATTGTGAAACTGGCAAATGTTGACGGAATGGGAGCGCTGATTGAAAAAGTATCCGGCGCGGCCAAAGTAACGGATCATAGTTTTAGCGTTTTTGAAAACGGAAAGAAAGTTGTCTATAACACAACGCCGGAACTCTACCAGGCATTTAAAATGCTGAATCCCGAAGGCGCGAACATGTTCACGAAAATTCTTTCTTATCCGGCAAAATGGCTCCGTGCCGGGGCGACATTGGGACCTGAGTTCATTCTCCGCAATCCAGTCCGTGATATGATTTCCGCTACAATTTACTCTAAGCATGGATTTATACCGGTAGTGGATACGCTTAAAGGATTAGGACTGTATTTGCAGAAAGGTGAAACTTACTGGGAATACATGCGGTCAGGTGCGGCGCAGGCAAACCTTGTTTCTCTTGATAGGAATTACCTTTCCGGACAGATGAGAGACTTGTTGCAGCGGCCAAGCGTAAAAAAGATGGTAACAACAAATCCTATTGAAATACTGCGCGGACTGTCCGAGGCAACGGAAATGGCTACACGTTTAGCAGAGTTTCACAATGTACGGAAAGGGTATACGGGAATCGGGAATCGGCTTTTCAGCAAAAAGCGAAATCCGGGCAGTATTCAGGAAGCGGCGCTTGAAAGCCGAGATGTGACGCTGGACTTTTCACGAATAGGTTCTCATACAAAATCACTGAATAAGACGATTGCCTTTTTCAATGCGGCCATTCAGGGGACGGATAAGATGTTTCGCGAATGGAAAGCTAATC